AACAATTACAGTAGGTAAGGATACTACTACTATTGTTGATGGTAAAGGTAGTGAAGATAAAATTAACGAGCGTATTCTAGAACTCAAATCTCAGATTGAACAATCTAATTCACCATACGAAATTGAGCGTTTACAAGACCGCTTAGCTAAAATCGTTGGTGGTGTAGCTATCATTAATGTAGGTGGTGGTACTGAGGTTGAAATGAAAGAAAAGAAGGATCGCATTGATGATGCTTTACAAGCTACAAAAGCAGCACTTGAAGAAGGTATTCTACCAGGAGCAGGTGTAGCGTTGTTACATGCTAGCAGAAAAATTGATTTAATAGGGGGTGATGATAAAGCTAAAGGAGCATTAATCGTATTTAAAGCTTGTAGTAAACCATTTAAGCAAATACTTGAAAACGCTGGTGAGGAATCAAATGATTGGTTAATGCAAGTAAGCAAAACAACCAACATGGTACCTGATATTTCTAAAGGAATGATTACAAATGCTTATGAATCAGGTATTATTGACCCAACTAAAGTAGTACGTTGTGCACTTGAAAATGCAGCTCATGCTGCCGTTACGTTACTAATGACTGAGTGTGTCATTCATGAAAAACCAACTGATAAGAAAAAATCAGATGATTTTGGAATGGCAGATTTAGGAATGTAATTTGAATAAAACAATAGTTATGAAGCAACACTCACTTTGGATTGAAAAGTACAGATCAGAAACATTAGAACAATATATAGGTAACGATGCGGTTAAAGACCGCATCGCTGCTTGTATCGCAGCAAACGATATACCACATTTTATCTTTGGTGGTACTGCTGGTACAGGTAAAACTACATTAGCAAAGCTAATTGTTAAAAATATTAAATGTGATTATCTCTATATTAATGCTAGTGATGAAAACGGTATTGATATTATTAGAGATAAAGTAAAAACATTTGCCTCTACATCAACATTTCAACCACTTAAGGTTGTAATACTAGATGAGGCTGATTTCTTAACCCAACCAGCACAAGCAGCACTTCGTAATTTAATTGAGGAATACTCAATGGTTACTCGATTTGTCCTTACTTGTAATTATATTGAGCGATTGATTGAACCACTTCAATCACGTTGTGAGATTCATATGTTAAAACCACCTACTAAAGGTGCTGTTGCAAAACACATTTGCACTAACATCTTAGATGTTGAAGGTATAAAATATGAATTACCAAATGTAGCTACATTAGTTAATGAATATTATCCTGATGTTCGCTCAATTATTAAAAACCTACAAGCAGGTGTTAAAGATGGTAAGTATGAGTGGGTTGCTCTTAATACTGATTGGTTAACTGCTGTAGTTGAAGTATTAAAAGCAAGAGATAAAAAAGCATGGTATACTATTAGACAAATAGTGGCTGATGCTCAAGTTGATGATTTCCAAGTTGCTTATCGCTTCTTATTTGATAACCTAGATAAATTCAGCTACGGACATGATGCTGAGTTATCAATTATATTAGATGATCATATTTGGAGAGCAGGTGTAGTACCTGATAAAGAAATAAATTTTGCAAGCGCAATAGCTAAAATATTAGAAACAACTAAAAAACAAGTAATATGAGTCAACAACAACAAATGAACATGAATATCAGCCTTGATAAAACCACAGGTATTACCTGTGACGAGTGCTGGGGGAATGCATTTCAAGAGGTAGTATTACTCCGTAAAGCATCTCGCTTCATTACAGGTACAGCACAAGATGCTATGATTCCAATTCCAGTATTTGCATGTAGCAAATGTGGACACGTAAATAAAGAGTTCCTCCCAATGCAATTAAGAAATAATGATACTGAAAATATTTAATAAATACAAAATGAAAGCAAAAGAACTACAAGCCGAAAATGAAGCTCTTAGAGCCCAAGTTTTAGGATTAGCTGAAACACTAAGAGCATCAGATAATAAAATTAAATTTTTAGAAACTGAAATTCATAGTATTTTTAAAAAATATAAAGATTTGTTGGCTGAGGTAGAGCATCTTCGTAATTTGAGTAATACATCTGCTAAAAACCAAAACGACTCAAGATATTATTAATGAATATATTTGACCATATTAAGAACATCACAACTAATAAGGGACCATACCTAGGTGACGAGGGATGGAACAATTGGATGATCAATCGTTATCTAAGTATGGACCCTGATTACTGTGAAGTAGTTAATTATGTTCAAAAGAATACTTGGCAAATGAAAGGAGAATACTTATACAATCTGTATAAGGACCTTATTCCTAAGCAATATAAATTTCTTAAATACATTAAGGCAACTAATAAGAAAGAATATAAAGTTGATCAAGTAGAGGCAGTTGCTACTTATTTTGAAATTAGTAAAAAAGAAGCTAAGGAGTATATTGATATGCTTCCTAAAGACGAATTAGAAAACATAATATTACAAATCAATGGATAAATACATTACCGGAGAAACAGAATATAGAAAATATTTAATGGAAATGGAACAAGAACGAGAAAATGTATTCCAACCCGACTCAATAGTAAGTTCAGTTATAGATCAATTTCTTGCTCGCTCTAAAAAAGGTAAAGAAAAATATGGTGTTGATTTAGATCGTACTGATCTATCATTACTAGAATGGATTGAACATGCTAAACAAGAGCATATGGATGCTATCTTGTATTTAGAAAAAATTAAACAAACAATTAGTGGCAAAGAAAAAAATATCTGATATAGAATTAAAAATTAAAAATTTCCAAAAACCAGATATTGATCATGCTTTTCAACGCAGTGTTTCCTATTCTCAATACTCAATGTGGAGTTCATGTCCGCATAAGTGGTATTTAACTTATGTAGAAAACAAACAGCCCTATCAAGCTAGTATTCATACTGTATTTGGTACTGCATTTCATGAAACATTACAAGAATACATTACTGTAATGTATGAACAGAGTGGAGCTGCTGCTGATAGAATGGATCTAGAAGCAATATTCCAAGAACGATTTAGAGAGATATATTCTAAAGAGTATAAAGCAGTAGGATCACATTTTAGCAATGCTGAGGAAATGAGTGAATTTTATGATGATGCTGTTGCTATATTAACATTTATTAAGAAAAATAGAAATAAATTATTTACAATACGTAAAGTGCGTTTATTGGGTATAGAGTTACCTCTATTACTAAAAATAACTAATAATTTATTCTACAAAGCATTCGTTGATTTTGCCTTATATGATGAGGAATTAAATAAAATTTACATATATGACATTAAAACATCAACCAGAGGATGGTCAGACAATGACAAAAAAGATGATGCTAAAATTGCTCAAGTACTCTTATACAAGCAGTACTTTGCGCAACAGTTTAATGTGGACGTGGAAACAATCGAGGTTGAATTCTTCATCGTTAAACGTAAAATCTGGGAACAATCAGAATATCCAATCCCAAGAGTCCAGTCATTCAAACCATCAAGCGGAAAAAATAAACGCAAGCAAGCAGTAGATAACTTTCAAGCATTTATCAACGACTGTTTTGATAGCGTTGGTAAACCTAAAATAAAGTCGTATATTAAAAATGTAGGTGAAAAATCATGTAAGTGGTGTCCCTACAACGATAAACAAGAACTTTGTGATAAAATGCATTCTTCTTAACAAACATATATATTTATATCAAAATATATATTATGGGACAAAAAATGCAATTAACAAGCGTGAAGGTTCCTGAAGATTTGTTTGAGCAATTTAAAATTGCTTGTGTTAAATATAAGTTTAGTGTTCAAAAATTAACAGAACGCTCAATGTACTTATACCTAACTAGCGATGAATTCAGAAAAAACATTCACAATCAATTAGACACAACATTTACAGGAAGTATTTAAATTAGTTACATGAAAGAAGGTTATATTCCTCAAGCGCAACGTAAGAAAATTTTACTGCTTTGTGACGATATTCGAATGACTAGTGGTATTTCTACTATGGCACGTGAAATCGTTATTGGAACTGCCCATCACTATAATTGGGTAAACGTAGGTGGAGCTATTACTCACCCCGATAAAGGTAAACGATTTGATTTAAATAGTGATACCAATAAAAATGCTGGTATTGATGATGCTAGTGTTTATCTTTATCCAATTGATGGATATGGCACACCCGAATTAGTTAGACAATTAATTCAAATCGAAAAACCAGATGCATTAATGATGTTTACAGACCCAAGATATTGGATTTGGTTATTTCAGATTGAACATGAAATTAGAAAAAACATTCCTATTATTTATCTTAATATTTGGGATGATTTGCCTTATCCAATGTATAATAAGTCATTCTATGAATCATGTGATTGCTTAATGGCGATTTCAAAACAAACTGAAAATATTAATCGTTGTGTATTAGGACCAGAGGTGGCAGCTGAAAAAGTAATTAGGTATGTTCCACATGGTATTAATGAGAAGTTTTTCTTCCCTATTACAACTGAACATCCTGAGTATTTAGCTTTACAAGAATATAAAAAAGCACTTTATGGAGGTAAAGAATACAACTTTAATCTACTCTATAACGCTAGAAATATTCGTCGCAAATCAGTTCCCGATTTGATGTTAGCTTGGAAAATATTCATTGACCAATTACCAGTAGAGGAAGCTAAAAAGTGTGTATTTACAATGCATACTCAACCAATAGATGAAAATGGAACCGACCTTCTAGCAGTAAAAGATATGTTATTTGGAAGACTCCCTCAGTACAATATAGTATTTTCAACCAGTAAGAGTCCATCTAACATAATGAATCTACTTTATAATTCAGCTGATGTAATAGCACTTATAAGTTCAAACGAAGGATGGGGATTATCACTTACTGAAGGTATGATTTGTGGAAAACCAATCATTGCTACTGTAACAGGTGGAATGCAAGACCAAATGCGCTTTGAAGATGAAAATGGAGAATGGATTAAATTCACTGAAGAATTTGGATCAAACCATAGAGGTAAATATAAAAAACATGGTGATTGGGCTTTCCCAGTATTCCCTTCAAATCGTAGCTTAGTTGGATCAGTACCTACTCCTTATATCTTTGATGATAGAGCTGAACCACATGATATAGCTGAGCAAATTATGAAAGTATATAAATTAAAGATGGAACGTCCTGATTTATATGAAATGGTTTGCCAACACGCCCATGAGTGGGTTGTATCAGATGAATCAATGATGACAGCAGTTAATATGTGTAAAAATGTAATTAGCTCTATTGATGAAACATTTAATAAATGGCAACCAAGATATGCATTTGAATTTGTAAAAGTAGAACCACTTGAACAACCTAAACATTTTGTAAAACACGTTATAGCACAATAATATGAAACCACTAGTTTTTATAAGTTGCCCTATTGATACTTCCTCTGGTTATGGGGCTAGATCGAGAGATATTGCCCTAGCAATTATTAAGTCAGATAAATATGATGTTAAAATATTACCTCAACGTTGGGGAGCTACACCATTTGGATTTTTACAATCAAATAATCCTGATCATAAATTAATTTTAAATTGTATTTGGAATCAACCTCAACTTCCAAAACAACCAGATTGCTGGATTCAAATTACAGTACCAAATGAATTCCAACCAGTAGGCAAATTTAACATTGGTATTACAGCTGGAATTGAAACTACATTATGTGCTGCACAATGGGTAGATGGTATTAATAGAATGGATATTACCTTAGTATCATCTGAACATGCTAAAAAAGTATTTCAAAACAGTGTTTTTGAAGAAAAGAATAACCAAACAGGTCAAGTAGTAAGATCAATCAAACTTGAAAAACCAGTTGAGGTGTTGTTTGAAGGTTTAAATACTGAAATTTATAAAAAATTAGATAGTGTTGAAGGTGAAGTAACAGAAACATTAAATGATTTAGTAAATGAAGATTTTAATTTTCTATTTGTAGGTCATTGGTTACAAGGTGAAGTAGGACAGGATAGAAAAGATGTAGGTATGTTAATTAAAACATTCCTTGAAACATTTAAAGGCAAAAAACAACGCCCTGGTCTTATTTTAAAAACATCTGGTGGTAACTATTCTATTATGGATAGGGATTCTATTTTAGATAAAATTAGAAATATTGAAGAATCAATAGGTGGTGACTTACCAAGTATTTACTTAATGCATGGTGAATTAAGTGATGAAGAAGTAAACGAGTTATATAATCATCCTAAAGTAAAAGCACATGTTACATTTACTAAAGGTGAAGGATACGGACGCCCATTACTTGAATCATCAGTAAGTCAAAAACCAGTAATTGCTCCTAATTATAGTGGTCATTTAGATTTTCTTGATACTGAAATGTCTACTTTATTACCAGGTCAAATTACCCAAATCCACCCATCAGCAGTAGTACAGGATATGCTTGTACCTGAATCTGGTTGGTTTACAGTTGATTATAATAAAGCCGCTAACATACTTGAGGATGTTTATAAAAATTACAAAAAATATATTGATGGGGCAAAGCGTCAGGCATATAAATCACGTACTGAGTTTAATTTAGATAAAATGGCTGAAGAGATAGTTAGTTTATTAGATTCTAAAATACCAAGACCAGTTCAATTAAAAATTCCTCAACTAAAGAAAATTGAATTACCTAAAAAACCAGCATAATGAAAGAACAACTAATAGTATGTCCTAGATGTGGTGGT